CGTCAACGAAACCGCTGAGTAGTGCTTGTTGCAGCAACTCGTCAGCGTTCTTTTCAAAGTTAAAGTTGGGCGCTTGTTGCATATAAAGTTCGTGTTTGCTTACGATTAGTTTCATAAATTCACTCCGGTTCTTCCTTTCCGCCAGTCTATTCGCCGCATTGATATAACTCCTGGCTTAATACCTACTTGCCAGGCTGCGTCTTGTATATCGATTAAGCGGACTTTTCTTTGGTCCATTAATTTAAAGGCTATGCCGTATGTGTCCCACTTTTGAAAATGTTGAAACGCAACCTTTAGGTCGATTAATGCTTCTTTATTTCTAGTCGGGTGTTTGCTTACGATTGGTTTCATAAATTCACCTAAGAATGCGTGTGGCCATCGAGTTCGATGCCTAGCCACATATTGCTCCAACGCACCATTGCGTAGTCATGGCCTACTAGTACTGTTCTGCGGAACGCTAAGTAGCTCATGCGTTGGTCGTTTCTTAACCAGACACGTTTGAGGGAGGTTTGTTGGGCTTTGTTGAGCGGGGTTTTTGATTCGTTGTCCATGATTCACGCTCCTCGTGATTAATACCTGCCCTAATATTAGGATAGGTATTATATGAATGTCAACCATTTGGTATTGTTAGTGGCGGACATAAAAAAACCCACCCGACCGTTTTGGCCGAGTGGGTTGGTTTTACTACTTGATTTACGCTGCTTTCTTAGCTGCTTTGGGTTTCTGCTTAGCTCCGAATACGTGCGTTGCTGCATGGTCACGCTTCTTGGTGTTCGCAAGCTCGCCAAGCTCTTTAGACTTTTCTTCCAACACTGCCAACATGTCGTTGAAGTCCATGATCATGTGAGTATGCTCGTAAACTTGCTGCTCTTCGTCGACGCACTCTTTCTCTGCAAAGAGGAACAGTGGATCGAGGTCTGTCATATAGTTCATCTCACTGCACATCCACGAGTGGAGCTCATTGAGGATCTGGAAATCATCCATGAGGGTTACTTCGACATCTGCCAGCGCTGCTGATGTGATGTTGCCTGCCTGCTCTGCAATTGACTGCGAGAAATCCAAACCATTTGCCATATCTCGCTTTTTGCCAGAGTTGGCTACCCTGCGGGCTGCCCAACAGCTGTTGTTCATGACCTGTTGCACGAACGAGAGCATGTGCTCTGGCTTCTCAGCCATCTCCGGTGCTGGAACACCTGATCGCACTGCCTCTATACGCGCTGTCTGTCGTTTTTCTGCGAGATCTAGCATGACGTTTGCAATACGGTTAGCGGATAGTGGTGCGTCGTTCGAGTCGACCAGGTTGGCGATGGCACCGGTGCGGTTCTTGTTGCTAGACATGTTAGTGATTACGGTATCTATAAAAGTTACATTGTTCATAGCGTCCTCCAGGACAAAAATCCTCAAGCTGAATGCTCGAGACATAAAAAAAACCGACCGATAATCATGTAATGATTATCGAAATCGGCTTGGTATCACTGCCTAGCTCTGTACTAGGACTACTACTATCGTTAATAGAATTGCTGCAGCTGGGAGTAATATGATTGTTAAGACAGCCGCTCCTATTGCATCGAATACATCACCGACTAAACGAAGCGCGGCTCGTTGTTCGTGGCTCGGGAATTCGCGTTCATCACTTTTATGAATTTGCATTTGTATATACCTCCATACCATGTGCAAAACGAATCGCGTTGATCCATTTATTGAGCTTGTAACGCTCTTTGTGGCAAGCATTGCCGATGGTGTCTTTAGCGGTGTACGGGCGCTTTTCGCCATGCTCTCTGAAGATAGTCCAAGCACGGTCATCCACATGCCTGTCAACATTTCCGGTGTATCCAACGTGGAAGCCCTCTGGGAGAAAATCACATAGTTGATCAAACTTGTCGTTTGCTCGTTCAACGCTGCCAACTCTACGAAGCGCGGCTCGTTGTACGTGGCTTGGGAATTCGCGTTCATCGTTCATCACTGGACTCCTGCTAGTTCGTTATAGTTCCACGGAGCGTCTTGCTCTTCGTCATTGGTGTATGAATCACAGATATCGGTTAGGTCTGCGTTAGTAAAGTCAAATGCAGATGGTTCGTGGTTCACGGTTAACATGTCCCAACGATCTGCATTAAGGTTAATTGCTTGCATTGTAATTCCTCCTACAGGAATATTAGTATAACTAATAAAGAACAAGACAGAATGTACTTATTCATAAGACAAACCGACCGATTACCGCGTAGCGGTCATCGTGATTCGTGGTTCACGGTTAGTGGACATAGTGGGCGTGATTTTGGAATGTGTGCGCTTAACAGGGGATGTGTGCGCAGTGTGTGCGCAAATGTGTGCGCACTTTGAAACAGTAAAAAGTCAGCAACCATGCGGGTTCTAGAGATGTGTGCTGTGTGTGCGCACTTATTTTGATCAAAGTTCGATTTGAAAAATAAAAGGGGTATGTCAATTAGATCTGTAAACGAACTTGAAAAAGCCAGCACACAGCGCACACAGCGCACACATTTACGTAAGTCATTGATAACGTTAACAATTGTGTGTGCGCGAATTGGGTTATGAAGTGCGCACACATTTTTCAAAGTGCGCACACACCTGTTCAGCCGCCGAGCGCGGGTCATAGTCGCCGAGCCACAGCATCGTGGGCCTTGAACCGTGAATCGCGGTCCGTGTATCCCGCACGTTGAAAGTAAGCGTACCAATATTGATATGTAAACTTTTTCATGGGTTATCTCCATTCGTTGTTTATGAGTCGTACACAAAAAAACCCGACTCGCGAAGCGCGGGTCGGGTTCATGGTTCGTGGTTCGTAGTTCGTGTTACGCGGTGTACGATTCCCAGCCCGCGAGACTGACTTTGCCTTTCTTGGCCATGATGCCTTTGCATACTTGCATGGCTGCTTTGCGAGAATGAACGTGCATGAACCAGCGTTCGTTCTTCTTGTTGGTGCCGATGATGATTGTCTTGTCGTTGCTCGGCGAACATACGTTCTTGAAAGTTACTGTCTTCATTAGATTACTCCTTCGGTGATTGCTGTCATGACTTCTAAGGTGAAGCTCGATTGAGCTAGGTCTGCCGCTGTGTCGACGTCTTCCATAATCAGAGCGACAGCAGCAACAGATGCGATCTCTCTCCAGTTGTCCATGCCAAACTGTACTGCCTTCTTAGTTCGTGGGTCGTTGATGAAGCGGCTGAACTTGCTTGTCTTGGTAACTAAACTTTTCATGGTGTGTTCCTTTGATTGGTTGAAAACACTTGCGACTCCGACCGTTTTTGCTGTAAGCAATAAACGTGACAAGGTTCCTGAGCCGGAAACAGGAATCAAGGTTCCAGATTCGAAATCGGGGAAAGGGGTTGGTAAATACTCTAAGTAGAGGGAATGAGTGAGAGGTATAAACGTACTTTTCAAATTTTTTTTTAAAAAAAACTCCTACTATTAATAGCTTAGCTAATATAGTATGGCCTACATGGCCAAAGTTAAGACGTGTAAAAAATGTGGTATGACCGACGAGAGTAGTCATTTTGACCACGGGCGTTTAACCTGCACCCCCTGCCGTATACAAGAAAAGCAAATCAGTACATCCGCCACATACGAAGCGTACCTCCTACATCTATTCGTGAACGCGAGGTCTAAGGTTAGCCACGGACAGCGGACCAGGACTCTTGCTTTTACAATCACACATGCAGACCTAGTAACGCTTTGGCAGCGACAAGAAGGGAAGTGCGCGATATCCGGTGTGTTTCTCACGCACCATAAAGATGGGTCAGGCACCAAAGATTTCAACGCCTCTATCGATCGGATATCGAACGCGAAGGATTACACCCCCGACAACATCCAATTAGTGGCATATCGTATTAACTTAATGAAACACACGCTGTCTGAAGACCTTTTTTACTGGTGGATCAAGACAATTCACGATTCTTCTTGTGATTAATTATTAGTAAGGCTAATATATATACTATGGACGAGATTGAAGTTCTAGCGTTAAGTGGCCTAGATGAGGCGATTGTAGGGACAACCTTGCGGAACGATCGTGAGGTGCTCGCTTATAACTACGATATAGCCGTAGCCATAATTATGGCAAAGGGGCATACAGAAGAGTATGCAGAAGACTGGATAGCAGAAGTGTCGTCAGACAAGTTCGATGGCGCCCCTGCATTCGTGTATTTCGATAACCACCAAGAGCACTATGGAAATAGCCCCCCAGCTGGAATCACAGTCCACTGACTTAGTTAGTGAACATACCGAATTCCAATCGCATATGCCGTACATGGGCATTAGCCGTGGATCACTAACCATGCAGCAAGAAAAGCTGGTCTCGCTCATTAGTTCGGGTATGACCACAGCGGCTGCGGGTCGCGGTGCAGGATACTCGTCGCCCCAGGCCACCTATGCGGCTGCAAAAGTCCCAGATGTCCAGCAAGCGATCGAATATTTCCGCCAGGAGATGCGTGAAGAGGTGAAGTTCACCAATCAGCACGCGCACATGATGTACATGGAAGCCTATAACACCTCAGCGAACGCCACTGAGATGAAGAACACCACCGATTCCCTGGTCAAGCTGCACGGTTTGGCTGCACCAGAAAACGCTACCCAAGTGAATATCAACATTAACGGCACTAAGCAGCTCGAGCGCATGAGTGACGAAGACCTGTTGAAGATCGCGGGTAAAGACCTCGACTACCTCGAACCTAAGAGTGATT